GTTTATATTCTGTCTGATCCGGAATATTGCAAAGAAGGCTATGTGGTTTTGGGGTTGGAACCATGCGCGATCAGAACGCGGGGAGAAATGCAGGAACCCATTCCGAGCAATAGAGGGGTGCCGGTATATGAAAGAAATTAAAATACTGGAAAAGGCGGCGTGGGAAATATACTTGTTTTTGTTGGAATTGAAAATAAGAATAAAGATAATGCCGCAGACAGAATTTGTAAAGATGTTAAATGAATTAACCGCAGAACAAAAAATATACGCAATCTATTTTAGATTGTTTTAGGAGGCAAAGAATGGACGAAGAACAGAAAAAGGCGTTTATAGACAGCGGACGGCAGGCGGCGTATCTGTATAATGGCGCATTTGAAGTATTTAAAAACAGCAAGCAGGCAGAAAGAATAGTTTTCTTGTTTTTTTCGGCTTTAGTATTTGGAAAAGATCAAACGGTATCAATGTTGTTTAATATGTTTGGAGATCAGAAATAAGGAGGCGCAATCATGGCAAAAGGGTTAAAGCTGAATAGAGAACAATATAAAAGGGTTAAGCGCATGGATCATAAGCAAATGGAAGATTTCATTTGCAATATGTATAACGAGGGTTACGCGGACGGAAAAGCGGCAGCAGAACCGAGGATAAAGCCCTCCGACATTGCAACGGTTTTAATTGAGATTAAAGGCGTAGGAACCAAGAAAGCAGCCGAGATCATGGCAGCAATTAACAAATTATACGAAAGGGGCGCACAGTGATGTTGTATGAGCAGGTAGAGAAAAGAGAAAAAGAGGATTGCGGGGGGGTTAAGACAGTAACCGGCAGTTGTAAATTTTGCGGGCAGGTGGCAACGCGCAAAGCATTAGAGGAATGGAGCCAAGAGGAAATAGACGAACTGGCAACCGAAACTTGCGAATGTGTGGACGCGCGGATCTATGCACACAAGAAGGGGCAGAAAGAAAGGGCAAATGCCCGCATTGATCTATTATTCGGCAAAGACAATAAAAGCGTTACGGTTCCCGATGCAGCAGTAGACCTGCTGCATAAAGCCGTTTATCCGGTATGTGAGGGTTTCATACAAAGTATGACCGTAGACATTGGAAACGGCGTTAAAGGCAAGATCAATATTACATCAAAGGGAATTATAAAGGTAGCGCGTACAAAGACAGATACAAGCACATACGAGGCATAAGGGGGCGTTAAGATGCGGAAGGGCAGGATAATCTGCATTGACATTGAAACAACCGGATTAGACCGCATAGAGGACGAGATCCTGCAGGTGGCAATCATAAACGGCAGAGGGAAAACGCTTTATAATTCCTATATCAGACCGGACAAAAAAAGAACGTGGCAGCAGGCAGAGGCTATAAACAAAATTAACTGGCAGGCGGTAAGGGGTGCGCCGTCAATCCGGCATGAGAAACGAAAGATCGAAAGAATATTGAAAAGAGCCGGTTTAATTATCGGCTACAATCTGAAAGCGTTTGATTTGCCATTTATGGCGGCAAAGGGCATCAATGCGGCAGTAAAAGCGGAGGTATATGATGTTATGTTAGAATTTGCGCCGGTAGCGGGAGAATACGATCCGGCGCATGGCGGCTATAAATGGAAGTCACTAAAATTTTGTGCCGATTGGTACGGCTACACCGATTATAAACCACATGATGCACTTGAAGATGTGCGGGCAACGTTGTATTGCTATTATGCAATGCAGAGAGGAGGCAGAAAATGAACAGACGGAAGAAAAAGAAAACATTTAAAAAGCGTTTCGGTTTCAACCCGCCGCGAAACATGAGCATAAAGGCGGCAACGCGGATCATGGAACACAAGGAAAAAGTTATTGCAATATTTAATAGGCTGAAAGCTGCAATATTGAACTTGTGGGAGCAGGTAAAGAAACCGGCATTAGAACTGGCAGAGGTATTAAAGGAAATTCACACAGCTTTTATTACACCGGCAGAGAAACGGCGCAGGCAGTATATAGCAGTTGTAGATTTCCAAACAAAATTATTGATGCGGCAGCAGGAAAGCGAGGCGAAATGGATTGAAGGCAATTCTGACATACACAACCATGATAGAAGGTAAGCCGGTAGAACAAACGAGGCTTTTCGACACCACAAAGGCAAAAAAGATTTGCGATGTTGCAAATACATTCGGGTATAAGGTGCAGGAAATATACATAACCGGAAACGGCGTATTATTCCTGCGAAACATAAATAAAGACACGTTGCAGGTAGCAGATCAAAAAGAGTGCAAGAAATGGATCGGCGAACATGAGCCGGACAAATATATTAAATTTTTTGGAGAAGTGGAGGAAGGCTAACATGGCAGTATCAAAAGAGGTAAAAGAAACCATCGCAATAACCATTGACGAGGTATTCAAGAAAATGAATAGCATATCATGGTTGGAGCGACAAAAAGCGATGAAGGACGAGGCATTTAAAAACACCGAGAAGATCCTCTATTGCTTTAGCATCTTGAAGGAACACGTTGCAGACGAGGAGGAATATTTAGGCATGATCGACAAAAGGAAAAGTTGTAGCGTGGTTAGATATTCAAAAAACAAGGTGGAGGCACCGGACGAGGATCAATTACTGGAGGATCGCCTTGCATCATACCGGCGCAGTAAAAACGATGTGGAGCGCATAGAAAAGGCATTGAAAAAGATTGAGGGCAAAAAGGGCTATGAAGTTATCCAAATACGCTATTTACAGCGCAAGAAGGTAATAGAGAACGGAAAGCAGACGGAGGAAGTTTACACGTTTGAGGAAATAGCGGATATTTTGAGCGGGCAGCAGGGCTATAATGAAAATCTGAACGAAAAGACAGTAAGGAACTACAAAAACGCGCTTGTGCGCGATATGGCGATTTTTTTGTTTGGATCCGATGCGGTGTAGCATGAGGGCGAAAAGCGCGTGTTTCCGGCGCATACGAGGCAAAAGAGGGGTTGACAACGCGCCCGATTTGCCGCCCTTCACAAGTCCGTTTAACTATGTTATAATCTTTACAATTTCAAAACTATGCAGATTAAAGCGCGGCGGTTTCCGTTTGGGATCATGCCGCGCTATTTCTATATACGGAGGAGGGCGCACATGGGATTGATGAAGTATTGCAATAGAACCGGCTGCAATCGCTTAGTACCGCAGGGCGTTAAGTATTGTGCGGCGCATACGGTAGGAAAGACGGCAGAGAACCGGCAGAGGCATAAAGAATATGATGCGCATTGCCGGAACCAAAAGGCAAAAGAATTTTACAATAGTGCAGAGTGGAAAGCTGCAAGGGCTAGAGCAATGGCGAGAGATACCGGCATAGATATTTATTTATATATCACAGAGGGCAGGATCGTACCGGCTGACACAGTGCATCACATTGTAGAGTTAATGGAGGATTATTCCAAGCGTTGCGATATAGATAACCTTATCAGCATATCAGAGGCAACACACAGCATGATAAGCAAGGCATACAAGGACAGCACAAGGAAGGCAGCGATGCAGCAGACACTAAGGGAGTGCATACAAGAGTATAAACGGAGGCTTGCGGGGTAGGGGGTGCAAAAAAGTTTTGAGGCGTTCCTGCTAAGACCGCAGCCCCCCTAAATTTCCGTAAAAACTCCCTAAATGAACATTTTTTCAGAAAGGGGGTTGCAGGGCATGGCAAGACCAAGAGAACCGATCGACTTGATCGCCGCAAAAGGGCGAAAACACTTGACGATCGAGGAATACAACGAGCGCAAGCAGGCAGAGGTTACGGCACCGGCAGACAATATAAAACCGCCCTCTTTTTTATCAAAAAAAGAGCGTGAAAAATTTGAGGAACTGGCAAAACAGCTAATCGAATTAAAAATTATGTCAAATTTGGATTGCGATGTACTGGCAAGATACATAAAGGCAGAAACGGAGTATATCAAAGTTACAAAGCAGATACAGAAAATAAAATTTTTGCCGGATAAGAAAAGCATGGTTACAGAAGATGCGCAGCTTGCGGAACAATACGCACAATACAATTATCTTTCCAAAATTCAAAATAGGCTTATGAAAGCCTGCAATGAGAACGCAAGGGAATTAGGCTTGACGATTTCAAGCAGGTGTAAATTGGTGATACCGAAAGAAAAAGACGAAAAGCCCGAAAACAAGTTTATGAAACATACGAAACG